ACAATGGATGAAAGAGACATTCCTCCAACAGATCGTTTCTGTGTGTTACCACCTGCTGAGTACTACAAACTTGCTGAGTCAGCTACAAGAACTGTAGATGTTGACTTCAACCCAGGTGGTAATGGTTCGTTTGCATCAGGTCGTGTACAACAGATTGCTGGTATTCCAGTAATGATGAGTAACAACGTACCTCAATCAAACGTAGGATCTGAAGTATCTGGTACAAACAACAGCTATGCTGGTGACGATAGTAAAACTATTGGTCTTGTCTTCCATCGGTCAGCAGTTGGTACTGTGAAGCTAATGGACATGACAACTGAGATCAGTGGTCAGGACTACAGTATTATGTATCAAGGTACATTGATGGTTGCTAAATATGCTCTTGGTCACGGTATCCTCCGTCCTGAGTGTGCAGCTACAATCAAGCTTGCTGCTTCTTAACTTACCTCGAAGGGTACTCAGCAATGGG